CCATCAGTCCGTTTTTGAAGTTGTTGTAGTCAAACGTCTTGATCTCGCCTAAAATTTCAATGTTCAGTGCGACGGGTAAACAGGCGAGGCCCCAGGCGTTTGACCTGTGGGTGGATTTTTTTATGTGTATTATATCTGCGTAGGCGTAATCTTTCTTCTGGTTGCTCTTTACTTGGATGTAGTTGGGCTTAAAAAAGCCGTGATCGTCATACTGCTCTACTATTTGTACCTCACTGGGCAGCATCCTCTCCAGCCCTACCCACTCGCCTTTGGCATTCCTCATCTTGACCAGGAAGCCGTTGCCGCAGGCCAGGTAAAACTTCATCAGCTCCGCCAAAAGGCTGGTCTGGTCTTCACAGGAAGGAAAATCAGCCGCTTCCATCCAGCCATTCACCTGCTTGTTTTTGCACTCGAACTGCATGACCGTCGCCATCGTCAGCGCGTCGATGCAACCAGAATGATATTCGTCTGTGTCTAACAGGTTCAGCAGCTTGCCCATCGAGTACGGCGGAGAGACCACTTTCTTGGCCTCGGCTGCCTTGCTGACTAACTGCTTGCCGACCCTGGTCAGCTTGCTCAGGTCTACGGCCTCGGCCCTGTATTTCTGCTCCAGCAGGTCGGAAGCGCAGCTTATCGCCATCTTATGCCCGCCCAGGCGCCGTACTATCATGCTCCCGCCCCCGTTCCACTTTTCAGCAGGTTGATCTTGGCGATGCGCACCAGCCTGGAACCGTCTATCCGGCTGGTATAGTATTCGACTTCTGGAATATCGCGGTACATGGCCCTTTGATAATTTTCCCTGAAACTTTCCTTCAGTTCGTACAGCCTGGCATCAGGGTCGCGCTCATTGCTGGCGTTCACGATCAAAAACACAGTCCAGGCTATGTCTGTGTCCAAATACCGCCTGGATGTGCCCTTTGTCCCTGTCTCGCCTTCCAAAACCACTATTGCCGCGGGAAGCTGTTTGGGGATGTCGTCCTTGTTGAACGCCACCTCCATCACGTTCGCGCCAACCAGCGCCTGGCGTATGGATTCGCGTTCATAGAGCATTTTTTCCTTATTCGTCATAGCCTCACCTCGATGCTGTTGAGCTGCTGCATGATCCACGCCTCCTTGTTCTCTATCACTGTTCGGAAGACATTACGCGCGGCAATGCCTTCCGCTTTTATCTTGCCCCGGATAATATAGGCTATCTGTTTTACCGTTAGCGCCTTACCTGTCTGTTTGTCTGTCCAGGACAGGTGTTTACGCTCCACCCAGGCGATCAGTGGCGCGATCGGTGTCCAGGACGGCACTTTGCCGCCCAAGACATACGGCTCATGTTTCACATTCGACCCCACTCTCAGGATCATGCCATCCGGATCAGTCTCGACCAGATAACCCGTATTGGCGTAGAAGTCGCCCTTATCGTAGATGTTTTGAGCCAGTGTCTCACGCTTCGCGTCTCGACTGATTATGCTGCCGATCAGATGCAGTTTGCCTTCCAGCGCAGTGTAGATTGCCTGGTAAATCTGAATCATTACCTCATCCGGACTGTCCGGCATCAGATCACTCCCGCCCTGATTACACGCGCTTGCCTGGGCTTCAGTTCATCCAGGAGCGCTAATCCGGCTTCATTTAGATACGCTTTCATCGCTTCCAGGGCGCGCCGCTCCAGGTTGGCCTTAAAAGCGTCTATTTCGCTCCCTGTCAGGAGCTCGGTGGCGGACTGATCCAACCCAATGGACTTCACGATGCCCTCACCAATGGTCTTCAAATTCAAAAACTCTAATACTGACGCCAGCATTAAAAACGCGTAACCATAACGGAACGCCACGTATTCCGGCTCATCTCCGGCCAGCGCGTCAGAACAGGCGGCCTGAAAGCAGTCTTCCTGGCATATCCCCGCCATCTGCCGCACCACCAGCGGGGCGTGCTCAGTCCACAGCGGGTTGCGCGCCATATCCTCCGGCAGATTCACGATTGTGACCAGTTGGGGCGGATCGACAGGGATAGCCCTCATTCGCCCTTCCTCATTATCTCGGCCAGTTCAATGGCCCTGCGCCCTACCTGCTTTGCCCATCTGGAGGCCAGCATATTGTTGGCGGCGCGCTCCCAATCCCTTGCCGCAATGAAGGCCAGTGTGTTCTTGAAGCCCATCAGACCCTTGATCCCCAGGTTGAAACACATGTTTATCAATACAACTTTACGATTGATGTCCAGGCTCAGGTAGATGTCTGGGATTTCCGTCAGAAGCTGGACTTCACATTCCCTGATGTCATTTTCCAGAAGTTCGTAAGCCTCCTGTTGGGATATGCCCTTATCTTCCAGATTCCTGCCCACGCCGATCGTGAGCTTGCCCGCTGTGCAGCGGTACGGCTTCAGCCGCAGGCCTTCATGCCTGACGAGCTGTGCTTTTGCCTGGTTCATAATGCTGGGTTCCATGTGTTCTCCTATCAACCCCACATATTTCATTCACGGAACCGGAGTCAAATACGCCTGCCCACTCCTGCCACAGTTTTTTCATCAAGAAATAAAAAAAGGCCGGGAATCCGGCCTTGATGGTGGGATTAAAGACAGCTTTATTTAGGCTTTTCAGGCGTCAATAGGGCATGGACATCCTCTGCCTTGAAGAGGATTTTTGACCCTCTTTCTTGGCTGGTACGGATGGCGGGGAGCTTGCCAGCCGCTACCCAGTTGTATATGGTTTTAGGTGTGACGTGGAAGAGCCTGGACAACTCCTTGACTGTGTATGTTTTCATTCACCAGACTCCTGATCGGGAACCATCTCGTATATATAATCACCAATAGAGTAACGTTTTTCTGGCCACGCGGGATCAATAATGGCATAATCAGGGTTATAATACTCTGGAAAATTACCGTCTACATCTGGGCCGGGGTATTTATCTGCGCTATACAGAATATTCCCCACGCCAATAATATAACCATCATTATCTGCAAAGGATTCAATTATTGAGAGGGCGAAATCCCGTGTCCCCTCCAGGACATCACCCCATTTTGTTTGTTTTCCCGTATGGATATGAGTGGCAACCGTGTGATAGTTGCCCTTAATCTCCACTATTCTGTCCTTAAAGTTTAGTGCACATGGAGTAGGCAGGTTGTATTCCTGAACCCACCAACGTAGCAGACCTAAGAGTCCTTCGTCATCTGCGTCGTTGTATTCGTCTGGGTTTTCGTTCCCAAACCATATCTCTACGTCATCCTGATCCTGGATGTATTCATCGCTAACGACAACGCTATTATCATCATATACATATATCGTGGTCATTTTAACCTCCACGCCTGCCCGCCTCTCGGTCGGGTCTTACTGGCATCACGCTATCTGGAGGCTAATATATACATCTCCGATTTTCTGTCAAGAAAAGAATGGAAAAAATTGGAAATAAATAGAACTTTATGGAAGTCGGTAGGCTGAAACCAGCTCTACTCCACTATCTCCGTCTCCGTCCTGCACTTCCAGTGAAACGGCGGAAACGGCGTGTGCGCGCCGCTAATCCCCACGGGATTGCCATCCGCGTCCCGCTCAATCTGGCTCTCCCTTACCCACGGAGCCAGCGCCTTTACCTGTTCCCTTGCCTCTTCCAGCCCTTCCGCGTTCACGTCGATATCCATCAGGTTGTCGCGCACTTCCAACGCCACATCCAGCGGATAAATCTTGTTTTGGCTCACCAGTGCCCAGCATATTTCACTGGTGCGGTCATCCATCGGATTCACCAGCCGGTAATATTTCACCCCCGCTTTCTCATACCCGGACAGCCGCCCAAACTCACGAATCCTCAGCGCAGTATGCTCCGCCAGGCCCTGCCAGTAAGCATGGCTCTTTTCCCCCAGGTCGCTGAACTGCTCACGCAGCGCGTTGGCAAGCTGTTCCCTTGTAAATCCCTGCTCCATAGCCTTTGTCAGGGTGTTCCTGAACCCGTCACTGATATCCGTCCCAAAATGTTTCCCAATCCAAAACAGGTTTTGGTTTTGGATTTGACTGGCTAACTGCTGGTCTTTTATTCCCCACAGTCCTATCGAGATACTCACCTTCACCTGGGTGCGCACATCCTGCAGCCCCAGACGCAGGCTGCGCTCCACGAATGCCTTTGTTTCTCTCGATACTGCCATCATGAAATCACTACCCAGATTCTGGTTGATTACGGTCATCAGCGCGTCTATCCTGCCCTTGTCCAGGCGCTCCGCGTCGGATAGCTCGCTCAGCATCTGTATCGCCTGGTAAGCTGCCTCACGCAGTTCCTTCCGCCACGCGTTGTTGAGCACCCGGTAATAATCCAGCATCAGCCTGTCGTAATAGTTCATTAGAACCTGAACCTCCGCACTGTTACGCGGTTCCTGCCTATGTTGTATTCGCGGAACCTCTCCAGGCATCCGGCCAGCGCGTCCGGCCCGTCCAGATAGCCATCCGGATAGGTCAGAAATTGGCTGATCAGCGTGGGCGTGTCCTGCCCGTCCGGAAACAGCACCGCGGCTGTCTCGATGCTGGTCTCGGTTCTCTCGATGCGCAGGTTTTTATTCTCTTTGGTCTCTATGTGCTTGATTCTGTGGCTGATAGGCGGCAGACCGTTCTTGTCTGCCCAGTCGTCGAAATCGGCCAGGATACGCGCCTGGCCAAAGACCGTCTCTATCGCTGCCCTGAACTTCACGCCATACACACGGTCAAGCTCATGGTAGGCGTCATACAGGTATCTGAAGAACTTGGTGTTCTCGGTCTGCCGTATCCAGACATGGATCACGTAAAAGCGCCTACCGTCGTATCCTATGGAGACTACCGCCTTGTAACAGCCCTTTTGTCCCCACGCTGGATCAGCGTACATCCAGACCCGCTTAATCTCCCTGGGCTCCGGCAAGTTTTTCCACTTCGTGAACCAGTGGTTTTTGAAGACGTTCCCCTCGATCACGGGCTGTCCCAGCATCTCCCGCTGGTAACCCGTATGCCCGTATTTGGCTCGCAAGAGAGGCAACCTGGCCGTGGGGTACTGCGCCTCCCAGGTTGACCTGCCCCGCTGATCCTCCAGGGAAAAGCGCAAAATTGCTTTTTCACGCGCTTTCAGCACTGTCCTATGCTCCAGGTCTATATTCGGATTATCTGCGCGAATTTCGCCGGATATGAGCTCCAGGAACTGACAGATGGCGTAGTTGGGATGTACCAGGTTCCCCAGCCAGATGATCTTGCCCTCGCCGTCCGGCGCGAGCGCCCCTGCCAGCTCCTGGCTGATCTTCTCCATGCGCCTCCGGCCTATGGTCTGGTTGCCCTGGTTCTCCTCTTTGTCGATATCGTCACAGACTATCAGACCGGGACGCCTGGCTGTTTTGGGATTAATTGTTCCCCGATGCGTCTGTTTGATTGACCGCGCCCTGATGCGTGTCTTGTTTCGCAGGTAAAAATCTTCCTTGTCCTGGTCAACCGGCTTCAGTTCAGGCCAATCGGTCAGGATGCGCTGGTTGTTCTGTAGTTCGTGCAGGGTGAAGGCTGTCCGTTCCTCTGCCAGGTCGCTGTCCGCGGCTGTGTGGATCACGAACCTCTCCCCCTTGATGATCCTCCAGATTGGATAGACCACTCCCATCAGAACCGTTTTGCCCAGCCCGCGGAAGCCCGTAATGGCGATGATTCCGGTACTCTTTTCAACCTCCGCAAACATCGTTTCGTGGGCTTGGCAAAAAGGTAAGCTAAATATATGTGGGAAATACGTTTCACAAAAATATGAGAACGCCCCCCACCCGTCACCTGTAGCGCGCTCAATACGCTCGGCGCGCACCTGCGGGCTGCAATCGGCGAACGGGCGCAGGTGCGCTGTTCTGGCTGCTATTTCAGCCAGGGCCTTGTGTTGGCGCTGCGTGAATTTTGACATCTGTTACGGTCTCAAGAGGTTTCCGCCATAACTGCCCAACACCAATACTGACCAGGGAAGCATGAACGCCACCCAGCCCACCACGATGTCAGCCAGGCTGTCCAACCACTTGTTGCTGATGTACTGGTTCTTCTTTTTACTGGTTAGGAGCTGCAGCAGTTCCCACGCCAGGATAATGCCAATCCAGGCTACTGTCCCAATAATCCAGGTCTTGTTTACCTGCGGGTTGGCCGGACGCCCTGGAACCTTGTCCATCCAGGGAAGGAAATTCACCAGGATGGCTGAAATAAACCCGACGGCAAAGCCTACGAGGGCGTGTTTTTTGAGATTGGTAATCATGTTAAACTCCTTAATAAATGGCTGTTTTAGTAGCTAAAGATCGTGGGGTGTGGCTTTGAATCGTCTATGTCTGCGTGAACGAATCGTTGTTTGAAGTTTATCCCTATGCGCTTGAATCCAGCTGCCATGAGTGACTCGATTATCAGATAGCGAGATTCACCGGTGGGGGTGGCGATGTCAACAGCCTTGCCCGATAAATGAGCGGAGTTTGAAGCTCCGCCCACATTGCGATTGTGCTTTATGCATCGGCATCCGCTTGTGATGCGTAT